GCATACTAACGAAAAAGAGCAAATATGGCAATATGTGATATAACAATCAAAAAGGACATCGCACCATCGTGCGATGATCCTATTGTTCCAGGATTGGAACAGGAGGGCGTAATAATGAATCGTGCAGAAGTGGATTTCGGTGCGGTTACTTTCAACACGACCCGCAAGAATGTGATAGAAGCTCTTGCGCTGAAAACAGGTAAAAAAGGTTACAAGGTACAGGTATTCGGTGCAACCCCCTTTACTGGTACCAATACAACCTTGGCAACAGGAACCTATCGTAACACGTTTACTAACACAGTGAACATGGTTGTATTAGCAAATGACCCCGATGTATGCAATGACATTATTGACGGGCTTGCTAACGGTGATTTTGTCGTTGTATTGGAAAATAAAGCCAAAGGGTTAAATAAAACCGAAAATCCGGGAGATTCAGCTTTTCAGGTTTACGGTTACTACCAAGGTTTGAAAGCCGCAGAGATCGGCAATGACAAGTACTCTGAAGAAACGGAAGGGGGATGGAATATCTCTTTGCAAGAAACCAAGGTTCCCAAATCAGCATTATTCTTGTACAAGACATCTTACGATGCGACAAAAACACTTGTTGAAACACTGACAAAACCAGCTGAATGATCATGGAATTAAAAGAAGTGGTTGATAAATTAAAGGAGCTAGGAGATCTTCCCTCCTACTCCTCTTCTGATAAATCGGAGATAGAAAGATTGTACAAGGAAGTATTAGGAAAAGAATTCACCAAAACATCATGTAACGACTGCTATCGCGATGCTGTAATCGAAATGACTGTTTACATCAAAAAGAATAACCGTATGAAAGAAAAATGTAATTATATATTAAAAAATGGTGTCCTGCTTCAACCGGAGTTCGGAAGCAATAAAATGTACACTAATGACAACCTCACTGATGAAGTTGCTGAAAAGTACCTTGCCAAAAATCCGAAAGGTGAAATTTATTTCGCCCATGTACCTACGGACTGGAAAGAACGTGTTAACAAATGTGGATACAATCAAAGCCTGCTTGATTCAATGGTAGAATCATTACAAGACGGAGTTTCTGAAGAATCCGTGGCTGACACGTTGAAAGATTTCCAAATCAACGGCAAGAAGATCAGTAAAAAAGCTCTGAATCTGCATCTAAGCAAGGCCATTGAGATTGTGAACGCAATGAATGGAGAAGGCGAAGATAAAGTTGAATAAAAGAAATAAAGGACGAACGTAAACCTCGCGAATATGAGAGTAAGAGATCTAAAAAAGAAAAGCAGTAACCGCATTGATACAAGCTATTTACAAAATCTAGGAATTCAAGCCTACGGACAGGACAACCTATATCCGCAGACATTAAAGAATATCATTGCTGCAAGCTCTACTGCATCTGAATGCTCAGACCGTTTCGCTGACTTCATTGAAGGAAACGGATTCCGTGAGGTTGCTTTTTCCAAATATGTAGTCAATCGAAAAGGTGACACATTGGATGATGTGCACATGTTACTATGTAAAGACATGTCCGAACTCAATGGAATAGCAATCCATGTTAACTACAATGTTTTCTGTGAGATAGTGGAGATGCAGCACGTACCGTTTGAAAATTGCCGTCTGACAGAAGAAGATGAAAACGGTTATGTGGCAAAAATAGCAGTACATCCAGACTGGAGCGGAAAGAAGACACGTAAAGGGAAAGCTCTGCAGGTCAAGAAAGAAAACATCGACTATATAGATGTTTTTAACCCTCAAAAAGATGTGATACTGGCTCAAATAGAAGCTGCCGGAGGCATTGAATACTACAAAGGTCAAATCCTATGGGTGTCAATGGCCGGGAAAAATACTTATCCTGTCGGGAAAGGTGACCGAGTGGCTACAGAAATGAGTACCGATGAAGGGCTGTCCAATGTCAAGTACAGAAATGTACGAAATAATTTCTTCCCTGGCGCTATGGTATTCACCAAAAAGGGATCGAACATAACCTTTGACGAAGAAGGCAACGAAGTGAAAGATACAGACGATGACGACAGTTTCTCAAATACACTCATCCAGTTGCAAGGTGATACGAATGCAGGAAAGATTATGGAAGTTACTTTAGAAAGCGATGAGGAAAAACCTGAAATAATAAATCTGAACTCACAAAATTACGACAAAGAATTTACCGTTACTGACGCAAGTGTGGTTGAACGTATTTATTCAGCTTATGGCCAAGAGCCATGGTATTGCATCCGTATTGGTAAAGTCGGATTCTCAGGCGATATTTTGGAAGATGCTTTCGAGTATTACAATTCTATCGTAAGCAAGCAACAGCGCTTAATTGAGCGTACCTTTAGCCGTATATTCAGCTATTGGTATGAGGTAGTCAACCCCTCTAATGATTATAGTGTTGAACCATTAAAGTATGTACGAAATGCAGCAGTATCTAATAACAACAGATGAGGTATCGGCTTTGTCTCGCGGAATGTCTGTACATCTCGATCCTGACAAGATAGAAACCTACATCCGTGAGTCGGAGAATATCTACATCAAATCAGCGTTGGGAGACGAACTGTTCCTTGACGTGAAAAAAAATCCTGAAAAATACCAGCTACTGCTTGACGGAGGTACTTATGAAACTAAATGTAAAAAGAAGATAATCATCACTGGACTTCGCGTAGCTTTGGCTTATTATACCTATGCCTGTATTGTCAAAAATGGAGATGGGAATGTATCCCGTTTCGGCTTCGTAAACAAGGAAGGTGAATATAGCAGTCATACAGTATTCAAGGAAAAGATGATGGTGTATAGCGATGCATGTAGTATAGCTGACCGCTACCTGAAAGAATGCGTGCTTTACCTAAAAGAATGCGGTATGCCACTTTATAACGGTGAAGGGAAATTAAAATCTAATAGAACTGTTTTTCGTGTAATAGGAGAATGAGCGATTCTGTTGACATATTAAAGAAACTGGCTCTTCAAGTAAGAAACGCATCTACAGAAGGAGAGAATACAGCTGAAAGGATTGGGCGCATATTTATCGGGATTCTAGAAAACATGGATAATTCCGATTTAGAAAAGCTCACCAAATACTTTTTGCGCAAAGACAAGGAGGATTCTACAAATTTTCTTTTATCATTATTGGGCGGAACTGTCATTAAGAAATACGCCAAGTTCGGTGATTTCGTTACTGGTGTATTAGGTGGATACATAGACGAAAAGGGCAATCTTGAAATGGAAAGCGGTGTATTTCGTAAGCGTTTGTTTGTTCCTGAAATAGCTTATAACCGTACAACCTATTTCAAAGGACGTATGGTAAACTCCCCCGGTGGTGGTTGTACCGTATTGTCATACGTGGATAACGGCGATGGAACCTACACCATCACTCCCGATCTGACGGATGCGGACGGATTGAGCCAGTTTGTTGATGACATCCTTACCACCTATTTTGTGACTAAAAATAGCGAAGGCAAGCTGAACGGCTTTGAAGAAATGAAATTCCGGGTGACTGCCGCAGATTATACAGCCAAGAAGTTTACTGTCATTCCCCGTCCGGGGCATTCTGACTGGAAACCTGCCGAGCAGATGGTATTGGCACAAACAGGTAACTTTACGGACCCGGAACGTCAGACTTATATACTTATTGATTCAGTCAACGGAAATAACTGTATTACATTCTTTGACAATGCCAACACTTGGGACCCGGAGCCGGCACAGATGAAGAGCTGGTTCGGCAAGAAGAAGGGTATGACTGTAGCCGGTATTAATGCGGACAGTTACTCAGCCGTTCTTCAGAACATCATCATGACCGGGCTTATCTTTCAAGTTGATGAGATCACCGGACAGACAGTTCGTGTACCCTTGGACAAGGGTGAATGGGTTTCAGGTAAGTACGCCTACTATGACCGGGTGTCACATAACGGGGCTTTGTGGTTGTGTGTTGATGATAATGGAACAACAACAGAACCGTCAGATGATAATCCGGCATGGCTGAAATAAGTGGCGGAAGGGCAAAAAGGTGATCCGGGATTGTCCGTAGTAGGTGGCGGTCATTGGGAATCCTCCAAAACCCCGTACAAAGCCAATACAATGGTCACTCTTGCCAACTGTGTCTTTTTATCCAAGGTGAAGACATCCAATCCTCCCATCAGGATCGCAAGGTTCAGGAATGGCAGTTATCGTCGCAAAAAGGATAGCGGTTATATCCTTGCCGGGAAGTCAGCCGACTGGACCGTGCATGAAGATTGGGAGATACTGCTGGACGGTCGTGAACTTAAAGGTGAGAGCATCACCTTTCTAGGTGAGTTCGCATCCCATCCGTCCAATCCCAAGGAGGGTGACAGCTACCGAAATACGGCTGACCATTGTACTTACATATACCGGAATGGTTTGTGGATGGTCATGGTCAAAGACGGGACTGACGGTAAGGACGGCAAAGGTTACGAGTGGATCTACACCCGTACCAACATCATCGGCCTTACCCCTGACAAGCCGGAATCGAAGCAGCAGGATGATTATATACCGGAAGGCTGGACAGATGATTTTCTTGGCGTGGATGCCGACCATCAGGTGGAATGGGCGTGCAAACGTGTGAAGCGTGATGGAGTATGGAGTGAATGGAGCACTCCGGCCCCTGTGCACCGTTGGAGTAAGGACGGGGAGTCGAATATCATGGCCGACCTTGACAATGAGATGGTGAGCGTCGCTCTTACCAGTACCGGCGTTACTACTTCCGCACAGTCATGGACTACCCATGTGTCCATGTGGTACGGTACCGAGAAACTCACCCTTGAATCTTTGACAGTCAGCACGCCTGCCGGTTTCACGGCAAGCACAAGCAAGGCCACCGGAGCGGTGGCGATATCCGTCGCTGCCGGAAAGTCGGTTCCGGAACAGAATACGGTCACCATCACACTGGCTGCAATGAAGAACGGGCAGCTCTATACCCGTGAACTGACTTTCAAGATAACCGGTGTCCGTGGCGGGGCGGACGGTTCCGATGCGGTAATTTATAGCCTTGTCACTTCGGCCACGATGGTCAGCAAGAACAAGAACGGCGGTTACAGTGTAGCTTCGGTATCCTGTCGGCGTATGAAAACAGTCGGTGCGGTCACTACGGCCACAACGGACGGGGAGTTGAAGTACAGTCGTGACGGTGCGGCCGAGGTTCCCATCGGTGATGGTGTCGGGGTGGCTTCCGGTAATTTTACCAGTAGCTTGAAGTTCGTGTTCTACGTGAACGGTCAGGCGGTTGATGTCGAAACTGTCCCGATGGTTGTGGACGGCAGTGACGGAAAGGATGGTGAGAGCATCACAGCAGCCGGTCATTGGGAATCCGCCAATACTCCGTATGCCAAGAACAGTACAGTATCGTTTGCCGGAGGATCTTACTTAAGCAAGGTTGAAACCTCCAACCCTCCGATTAAAATCGCCAAGTTCAGAAACGGCAGACTCCGCAGGAAAAGAGACGGCGGATACATCCTCGCCGGCAGATCTGCGAACCGGACGGTACATGCGGACTGGCAGGAGATGGTTGCCCCCGTCGGACCGTCGGCATCCTACTGGCTGGACAGTCCTGTCAGCGTGATCAACTTCACTTCAACAGGCACGCCATCCCCGTCTGGATTCCTTGTCACTTGCAAACAGAATGTGGCAGGCAATGTAAGCACGTGCAGCACGCTTTATCTGGCAGCCCGCAAATACAACGGAAGCTGGCTGGCTCACGTAGGTGCTACCCTAAGCAATCAGATATCCGTTCCAGCGACAGCCGGATACACCCAGTTTGCCGTCCGGGCTTATAAATCCGCGTCGGACGCAAACGCATGGAATAATAATTTTGTCGCTGAAAAAGGGGTGGGTGTTGCAAATGATGGTTCCATAGGAGCGACAGGAGCAACAGGGGCGTTTCCCCGTGACAGAGGCGTATGGGCTTCCGGACAGACTTACGTCTGGAATGCGGATTACCGGGATAAGGTCATATATCTGATAGGGGGAGTTTATTATAATTTCCTTGTAAAAAATTACGGCGCTTCCGTTACCGCTGCACCCACATCTGTCAACGGTGATTCCAATTGGGAAGCTATGCAGAAGTTTGTGAATATCGCCACTGACACCCTGTTTGCCGATGGTGCGAATGTAGCCGGCTTCATGTTCAAAGACAAGGTTCTCAAATCTTTTAATGACAAAGGTGAAACTCTTCTTATCAACGGCGTAACCGGGTATTTTAAATGTAAGAATGCAGAGATTACAGGAACAATCACAGCGGATAAAGGACGTATCGGTCCGTTCTCCATCGCTTCGGGAATATTGTCCTCAAAGATCCTTTATGAAAATGAAACAAATAAATACGTCGGTTTCAATTTGTCTGCCGGACAAATTGAGTTTTATAACGAAAGGACATTTGCAAACGTAAGAATCGGGGGAAACACGCAGTTTGTCACCATTGAAGGGATTAAGTATGATGCTGGAATTGACATACAGAGTCCAAATGCCATGATCGGGATGCACATCAAGACTCCGAGCATTCCTCTATTCGTGGAGGGAGGTAACATTTTCCTTCATCCGAACAATGACAGCTATGTTTCTCTTCGTGGCATAGTTGGCAACTGGAGGAATATCTCTGTCAAAGCTTCATTGAACAACAACGATGATAATGTGATGTTTATTAATAGAGACAATATAGAAGTGACGCTTCCTCCGGATGTTCCGGGACATACTATATACTTCAAACGTATGAGCGGCGGAGTAAGATTGACAGGAGGACGGATCCTGCCTGCTCCCGGAGGACAGGAGGTGTCTTATATTGATTTGGATTTTGCATCCGGCTTCATTAAGTGTATGGGTAATTATTGGGTTATGTTTTATTGCGGATAATTTAAATATAAAGTATGAGAATAAATTTTGCACAATTCCCTATTTATGATGGGATTAAAAAAGAAAAGCTTATAGCCAGTAACATCACTGAGGCCTTCGGTGACTGGATATATAAGAACGTAGCGGGCTTGAAGGCGCATCTCCTTGCGGAGAAAATCTTCAAGTCGACTGTAGATGGTGTGGAACTTGACGAAGAGGAGGTGGATATCATAAGACGCTCCACCTCCATGCTGCCCGGTCTGCTGGCGGACTCACTGAATGATTATCTGGATAAAAAGAAGGAGTAGTATGAAAGAATTATGGCAATTAATCAAGATGCTGTTCTCAAGCAAGCCGGGTGATTTTGATACTCCTGAGCTGCTTCCCATGAAGCATTATCCTTTCAAGAGATACCGTTTCATGATGTGGTGCGGACGGATGATATACCGTGCCGAGAACAAGGAGAACATAGATAGGTATATGCAGACCTATGCGGGTAAGGAGAGTATGACGCACGAAACCATACACTTGCGTCAGGCACAGGTTATCGGCTCATGGGTAAAATACTACTGGCGGTATTTTGTCGAGTGGGTTAAGGGAAACCCTATCTGCCATCCTGCGAGTTCGGCATATTATACCATCTCATACGAAATGGAGGCGTATGCCAACGAGGGCAATTTGGATTATCCCGTGAACTACGACGGAAGCAACCTTTCCCGGTACAAGATAAAAGGTGGCAGGAAGAAGCTGTACAAATCGATTGGCGGCACTTCAAAAGCGTGGAAAACTTATATAAGAACTTTATAAAATTTGGATATTATGAGTGATTTGAATTTAGAAAATATAGTTGGCTTTAAAGCTGTGGATAAAAACGGCAACGAACGACAGGTGACCGTCGATGAGATGACAGAATTAGTTTCCGCACGGATTGTTTCCGCTGCAT